TACCTAAAGACATAACTAAGTCGTCATTATAACCATCTAGAGCTTGTGCTTTACCATGTTTCCAAACAAATGTTCTTAATTCTTCAAGTGTGCGTTTTGATTGAATAGTGCAGCTCTTCTCGTGAATATATGAAACCATCTTTGAGATAACAAGCGGTCTTGTCTTTAAGGAGTTAGTAAATCCAGGAACCATACCTTCATCACGATCAAATCTATTTAAATACATCTCAACGTTAGTCATAGCAACATCAGAACGTGGTGAATAATATAAGTTACGATATCCACGTTCAATGGCTGTTTGTATAACATCCCAACCAATATTAGCGTTTTCAATTACTAGTAATGCGTCATTATACTCAGTGGCTAATCCAATTAAGAAATTACCATAGTCACGAGTACCAATTTGTCCTTTATATTCAGCTACTTGTTTAGCATCTTCTACATCAATAACGTGGCATGCAGAATAGTCTTTACTATCACCTCGAGCAACGTCAGCTACAACCATATATGTTTTAGAGTAGTCTGGTGATTCCCAAACCCATAAGTTTCCATCAAATCCTCTTCGCTCCATAGGCTCAGCCATAAATGTTTCCATATAAAAGTTAAGCATAGAAGGTTCTATTACAGTATCACCTGAAGTAGTAAAGTCACAATCACACTCCTGAGCAGCATTCCTAAGTCCTAGGATATCATCTTGTTCATCTCTCCATTTTTGATCTCGTTCTGGGTGTACTGTCCAAGGTAATTTAATAGCAACAAATCCATTAGCTCCTTCTTCTGCCCCAATAAATGATCTATGAAACCAGTTACCTGTACCATATGGAGTTGATATAGCAATACATTGTCCTCCTGTAGCCAAGGTTTGTTGAGCAGAAGCGAATATCTCATCAATACCTTCAATAAATGCAGCCTCATCTAATAACAATAAAGATACGGCTTCAGATCTACCTGCATCTGAAGTAGCACCTACTGCTTTAATTTGAGAACCATTAGATAAACGGAGTGATAATTTATTATCTTCATCTGCTTTAACTCGTAACCAAGCAGGTAAATTAGTATAGGCGAAACGAACTTTAGTAACCATGTTTTTAGCAGTTTCCTGCTTAGTGGCTATACAAAGTACGTTTTTATCTTTATGAAATAACATCAACCATAAAGCGTATGCTGAACATAGAGTAGAGATACCTAACTGTCTAGATTTATTTACAATGTTATAATTATTCTTTTGGAATAAACGTAATACCTTTTCTTGGAATGGATATAAATTAAATTGGATTCTACCACGCTTAGGATGTTGAATCATATAATACTTCTTCATGAAGTGGACAGGATCACTAGCACACTTAACAAACTCCTGTTTAATTATATCCTTAATATTTTGCTGTTCACTCATATAACGGGGTTGTGTATATAAATATATAGGGGGAGCCTAACCTTATCGGCCAGGCTCCAGAACCATAATACTGAGACTATGGCGGGGCAATTATTTTCCTGCTAAACGTTGTTTAACTCTACTTGGTATAGATTTTTTATCATCTGTCTTAGTACCAGTTAGCGATTTTTTAGATTCCTCAGCTACTTCATTTGCTTTAGCTTTTGCTTTAGCATATGGACCTAACTGGTTATCAGTTAGATATTTTTTGTAATCAAAATTGTCTGCCATGTTATTTTATTTTGCGATCATTAAGTATACTAAGCCGCCTACAACAATACCAGCGCCTATTTTAGTAAACTTATTTTTCATTTTAAGTTTTTGATTAGCTAAGTATAGGTTGTTGTATTGGTTTTTCCAATCTTTAATTTGTGTGTCTTGATTGAACATAATATTTTTGTATGTACCTTCTTTCTTAACAAATAATGTAATAACACTATCTTTACCTGTTACTCTAGCTTCAGTTAATGCAATAACACTATCCTTAAATATGATTATTTGTTTTGCACCATCTAATTCTACTAAATCCTTAGCAACATATGTTAATACTGGTTGTGCTATTGGTAATTTATTAGTTACAGTATCTTTAGGGTAGCGGTTGTTAAAGAAAGTAACTAATTCTTTTTCATTGTAAGTATCAATAGCTGTTTTTGATGAATCAACATATTGAACTACTTTAATTACCTTGCCTTTAGCATGAGCTAATTTGTCTTGTAATTGTACATCAACTACTACTAATGAATCTATTGCTTTGTCTTTTTCAACAATATCTAATTTCATTGAGTCAACAGCTTGTACTAAACTGTCTTGTTTTGTTAAAAACTCTTTTGATAAACCAGCATCTTCGATTTTATCAAATACAATGTACCCTACTACTAATAAGGCTAAAACCACTAAAACTGCTTTTTTCATATATTTTTATTAATTTAGTTTATATATTATTTAATTAATCCATAGTATCCATACCATGATGCTCTAATCCAGCGAACCATATACCAACAAATGCTTCAGGAGATTTAAATAGACCTTCTTTCATACATAATATCATTCGTTCACAAAAAGATTGTTCCATTATATCCATAGCGTTACCAGCTACACATTGTTCAATAGGAATAAAATCTGGGTCTGTATCTTTTGTAAGATTTGGATCGGTACCTGCTATACCTTTATCATATTGGGATCCAAGATTTATATACCAATTAACTTTATTTAAATCATTTATATTACTAATAGGAAATTTTATACTATTTTTAGAGCAAAATCCTGCTAATTCTTCAGCCACTAATTTTTCATAGTCATTTTTAACGCCTGTAGGAGGAATAAATTTTTGATTAAGTCTATCATCCTCTAATTCTCCCTGGTCATTCACAGCCAATCCTTCTTTTAAAATCCCAGCTAATTGTTGCATTCTTTTGATCCCATTAATTGGTTTTTTCATACTGTTTATTTTATAATTCCCGCGTAATATTTCATTCTATTAATAACGTACTCATCTAATTGTTCCTCATCACTAGTTTCTTCTTCTGGTTCTTCAAGTGGCGGAGGCGGTGGTGCTGATTTTGCTGTTATTTTTTGTAAATACTCAGATCCAGCAACCAAATCATCAATACGTTGTTCTAATGATTTTTTCAAATCACGTAAACGTTGTAACTCATCACTTGGTTTATCTTTAATATCGCCTGCTGTTGATCTTGACTTTCTTAATGATAAGATATTTCCTCTAGTAGCATTTAAACGACGAGTTAACTCACCATATTTTAATGAGTCTTCAAAGTCTTGATCTGTTATTTTTGGAGCCATAATAGGCTCTGCTTTCTCAATTTCACCTTCAGGTGGTTCCTCATCTGTTGGTTCTTCCTCGTCTTTCTTCTTACTTAGTTTAGTTGTACCAACAAACAAATCATCTTCATTATCAGGTAAATCTAATACATCATCATCACTTGGTTCTTCTTCTGGTTCGTCTTCTGGTTTAATTGAAGTTGAACGTAATAGATTTTGCTTTAAGTCAGGAATCAAAGTAAATGATTTTCCAGGTACTGTTTCTTTCTCTATTTTGCTCTTTAACAATTCAATTTCTGTTGGTTCAACACCTTGGTCTTTTGCTTGTGAAACAAAATAATTAATAATTTGTTGACGTCTATCATCCTTGTAATTAGATGGATTCTTAATTCTGTCTTCCATATCAGGAAACTCAGGATTAAGTTTATATTTTTCTTTAGCAGTTCTAGCTAATTCGCTAACACGAAGTATTTGTTGTTCTACTAAAAATTTCTTTAAATTAAAATCAGTCATGATTTATATATGTTTTAATATTGTTTGCATTCTATCATATGTTGAACCACTAATAACAACTAATTTCTTAGGTGGATATAATGACAACAAACGTAAAATTTCTTGATTGATATTAGTTCTGTATTCTAAATTAGTTTCACGTACACCATTATCTTCAATATTAGTGCCAATAGGATCAATATAAAATATTACATCATATTGTTCACGTAATAACATAGCTGTATTAACTAAAGTCGATTTAAATGCGCTATCTACGGATTTAGCAAGCATGGTAAATGCTGATACATCCCATACTGTTCTGTCTGTTATTAGGTCTTTATGCAACAATTCACCCGATCTTTCTGCGATAAATAACAACTGACCATTTATAGTTGAATCTGTATTTAATGGTACACCTAAGTCACGCAAATACTTGCTACGTTCAGTAGCAACATGATATTTTTCAAATTCAGGTAGTTCAGATAACGCTTTAACTAGCGTTGTCTTACCAACTGACATTGTTCCACATAATCCTATTTTCATCGTATTGTATTTGGTATGTATAAATATTAGTTATAGACGTGTTTCAAATTTCGGATCCTTTGCTGGTGGTACACCGTTTACATCACGTTTACGATCTGTCCATTGATCTTTAGTGTATTGAAATCCGAATAACCAATATTCTTTTTTGCCGTCTGGGTGTATGACTGCAACGTCATCCCAATTATGTAATTTACCGTTCCAAACATAAACAACAGTTCCATCCGGTTTCTTTAATCTTTTCGTTGGTTCTAAAATTATTTTTGCCATATTTTCTTGTAAAGGTAGGAAAAATATTTTAGTTGGCCAAACTATAGATGTTTAGGTTTAGGCCATATTTTCCATATGGTTTCATCTGGTGATTTAAATTCATTATCTAGCTCTTCTAGTTCATCATCATCTCTTTTAATCATGTTCACTATATTATCATATTCATCTTTATCTTTACATATCAAATATAGTTTACTATCAATTTCCCTATCTATTATTTCATTATCACTTAGATCATCATATTCTTCCTCATCTCTATCATCAAACATATCTTCAAATTCTTCTCTAAATTTTTCATATGTTGGAGCTATAAAATGATGGAGATTATAAATTTCATCTGTACCATCATTAAGAACAATAATATAATAAGGTCCTGGTTTGTTAACTTTATATTCTTTTAATGACGATATTTTACTTATAGTATCCTTAGCCCACTTCTCTTGACCAGCATTTAACTCACCATTAATAGCGTTTTGAATAAAGTCACGTAATTGTGAGTAAGGTAACTCAACTAATTTAGCCATAAACACATCACGCACATATGGATCACTAACATTGCTTTTGTTATAGAACTTATTGATAGCGTCTGAAATAGCATCTAACATGAATTTACCATAACGTAAATCGTCTGGTTCATTTCTTAGTTTATCAACACTAGCAACTGATGCTTGGTTTAATGCTTTATTTTTGCTCCATCCTCTTGATCCAATAACTGAGTATATTCCTTTAACTATTTCATGTATTAGGATAGGAAAGTTAATAGCGCGTGCTTTCACTATCCATTGTTTATTTGCTTTATCATATACAGGTAAACTACTACCTCCAGGCATATTATTGTCATTAGCGATACCTGCTAATATTTGAGCAATAAAATTCTCATCATCATATCCGCCTAAAGCGACATCTAAAATTTTGCCATACTTGTCTACTAATGATTTATCAATACTGTCTAAGTAATCTTTCATCACTACAAATGAGCGAGAACCTCTAACACCAGCACCTTGAGTTAATGCGTTTATTAAACGACGTTTAGCATCCATGTCTTCCTTCTCTTCAGGTGAGTATCCTTGTTCGCCTGGTTTGTCTTGAAATTCACCTCTAGGAATAGCAGTGTTTTGAGACATTGGCTCTATCTTAGCGTCAATCTTAATATTATATTTGTCAACAATTGGATAAGTATCTTTAATTATTTCAACCGCTAACTGTTCTAATTCATCTTCATAGCCACGCTCTGCTCTAGCAATTTCACCTGCTAAACGCATTGTTTCACCACCATAATTCTTAGCGCCTTGTTTTTCTTTAGCTTGTTGAGATAGTCCCTTTAGCTTCCCCATTGTTTGGGGATTGAACATCTTTTCGTATTCTTTCTCCTGTAATTTCATTACTTACCCGCTTTTAAACGATTGAATATCTTCTTGATACCTTCTTTCTCGTTTTCACTCATACGAGCTTTTGGATTCTCGTTAGGTAAAGCGTCAGGATCCATTGGTTCAAATGGGTTTTCCTCTGGCTCAACATCTGGCTCTTCCTCTGGTGTATAAATGTCAGGGCGAGTTCTAGGTTTAGTTGGTGCTACCATTGGATCAGCCATTTGTCCTTTTATGATTTCGCGTACAAGTTCGCGTAGTGTTGCTTTAGTCATTATTACCTATTTGCCAATAAATATTCAGATACATATATTCCATGCGCGCCACTTACTGTAATGCCACGTGCTGATAATGCATCACCTACAAAGTGCACATTTGGATATTCATTTAATGACAAATCATCATACTTAACTAATGGTTCAGGGCTCAAATACTTTACTTCAGGAATATACATTCCCCAATCATTACCAAATTCAAATATATTATTCATATTATCAATAAAGTTAATAATATAAGCTAAATATTCACCATAGGCTACAGCTAATGGTCCTAAGCTATCTATTTGATGAGATGATACTGTAGTACCCTCTGATGTTAATCCTGGAGTACGAGTTTTATTAGGTGAATAATATAATCCTTTACCATCAATTTGTAATTGTTGTACTACATCTCTACTCCATTTAAATGGATCTTCAATACCTTTAATTTCCATTAAGATACCGAAATTAGTCATTTGGTTTTCGAATTCTTTTCCTTTCTTAGCATGACCATTATAACTAAGGTCGCCATAGGTTTCCTCAACAGCCACATAAGCTGCATTGTTATTAGTACAGAACGAGCGTATAGAAACATTATCGTGTTTTTGATATAACTTAAAGTCATAAGACACATCAATTAGTTTCTGGAAGTATTTTTGTGGTGCTTCAAATCTAACACCAATTTGTACTGCTTTAGCTTCAGTTGGCAGTTTGTAAGTGTCAGATAATTGTTGAGCAAAATCAATACCTGATTTGCCTACAGCAAATATCAATTCATCATAAGCATCTAATGCTACAAACTCATCTTCACCTTGTTTGTATTTGATAATTAAGTCTTGGAAATCAATATTAGTAACAGTAGTGTTCCAACTAAAGTTAACACCTTTATCTAATAAGAATGAATACCAATTCTTAGCAATCTCATGTAAATAGTTTGAACCAATATGCCATACAAGTGACATACGTAAGTCAAAATATGGTTTAATAAAGTCAGGTTCTTGTTTAGGATCAGAACATGAAATATCTTCTGGTTTAGGATGGAAGCGAGTAAAGTTAGCTACTACCTCTTCCATCAATGACATAGCTTTTTCCTCACCACAATACTTAGATAATTGTCCACCTTGTACTGTTGATACTACTAATTTACCATCTGACCAACCACCAGCACCTAACATACCAGTCATTACCTCTTCAGGTAAACGATTAATTGGATCATTACCTCTATCAATGATAGTAATTAACTCACCAGGATATCCATTATCTACTAATTTTGTAGCGGCATTAATACCTGCTACTCCAGCTCCAACAATTAAAATTCTTTTATTTTCCATTTAATCTTTCATTTATACGTTGTCTAATAATTTGTTCATCTTGTTCTGTTGGAGTATAGTCATTCATAAATTGTGATGGAACTCCTTCCCAAGCACTACCATAATATGTCATATTAAATCCTCTACTTAAGCATTCCTGATATATTTCTTCATATCGATTCTTAAGATATAATAACTTATCGTAGAAGAATGCTACATGTCCTTTACCTAATGTGAATATAGGAGGTATACTTTTCAAATTGTATCTACCTCTAGTGATAAGATTAGGTACACGTTTAATTTCACGATGTTCAGCAATTAAGTGTTTGTTAGTTAGTTGCTGTGGTGGTATTGCTACATTAATTCTTGTCATAATATTCTTAATTCGGTTAATATTTCATCTAATGGTTTAGTAATTAATTTACTAAATTGATATCTAGCATATTCAGAATATATGTTAGTTTGTCCAGCCATTGGATTATCTGTTTCTTTCCTAGCGAATAATATTGGTTGTCCATTAATATGTCCTTCAATATAAAATGATTTACGTCCCCATTGTCTATTTCCTATATAAACTGTTAATGGACAAAATTGTGTTATATTTGATAACTTAGCAATGTTACTAAATGTTATTTTAGTTAGTTTTGATAAACCACCACCCATAACAGGGTATGATTCTATATCCTCATCATGTCCTAATTTATATTTGCCTATTGTAATCATATTATAAAATTAACTATAATGCTGCGGTTAGCCAAACTAAGATGGCCCACCTTTTGGGTGGGCCACTACTCCGAATTATTTTATCGATGCGAACAGGCAATGAATCTGTTCTGTATGTTATTTTACAATATCACTAATAAAATCACTCATCATATCAAACAAATCACTAATCTCAAAATCTTCTTCATCAATTGCTTCTTGTATTTCACTCCAGTCTTTAGCTGCTTCTACTTTTACTTTAAATTCTATTGGATTATTTGATAGTTCTTTTAAGCTAAGAAGTACATAGTTTTTATATATTTTAAGAGGAATATGCCTTTGTGGACTGTTTATTTCATATTCGTTAAGTATGTCTGTTAGTTTCATATTATCGTTTTAATATTTTAAAAAAACGTTTAATTTTATCATTATCCATGTTAAGAAAATCAATACCTTGTTCGTCTCCTTCTCTTTTTCCTTTTGTACATTTGTAATAAAAATCTCCATTATATTCATTATAAGTGTCTTTTACTAATTCCCATACATCTCCAACAACAAAAGGATTAGAGAATATATGAGCCTCTTCTTTAGTATAAAACTCACCTTCACTTATACCTTCAATATCAAAACAAAAATAACCATCTTTTATTACTTCTATTACTGCTGGTGGGCGTTTAGGGTTAGGTTGATTGATTTGGTATTCATTAAGTATGTCTGTTAGTTTCATATTATCGCTTTAATACTTTAAAAAAATCTTTAGTTTCATCGTTATATGACCAGTAATAACTATTACTTTCATCATCTAAGTCACTCCATTCTCCTTTTATACATGTATAATAATAATCTCCATCTTCATCTTTATCTTTCTGTAATTTCCATATATCACCAACAACAAGAATCTGAAAAAAGCAATTATCAACATCCCATTTAGTATAATAATCTTCCTTATATCGAGTATCACCAACTCGATATATATCTTTTACTACTTCTAATAATGCTGGTGGGCGGTTAGAGTCAGGTTTGTTTACAATATATTCTTTAACTATATCTGTTAGTTTCATATTATTTATCTTTTACCATGTAATAAGTTGTTTGTCCTCTGTCATCATCATAGTCATCTTCAATCTCCACATTAAAGTCTTTTAATGCTTTTAATATTTCTCTATCTTCAATCCATTCCCAATAACCATACTTCATCATTACTCGATCTAATGACGGTGATAATCTAAGTGAATCATCAAGTCTATTTTCTACTGGTTTTAAAGCGCTATACACACGATTTAGTAGTGATAATTCTTTACCATCTATTTTACGTAGTTTTGGGTTGTAATCAACCCATAACTTACCTTTAGATGAGTCAGTATTGAATAATGTTGGTTTTTTTATTTCATACTCGTTAAGTGTATTTAAAAATTGAGGTTTAGGCCATATTTTCCATATTGTGTTATCAGCTGAGTCTATGGAGTTAAATATTTGTTGTTCTTCCTCTTTTACATCTTCATACTCATTACTTATCGCATAATCTAAAAGTTCAAAATAATCTTCAACTTCTTCTTCAGTATTAAACATAACATAACCAAATCCATTAATTATTATATCTAATAGTTGGTCATCAGTGTAATTTTCAATATTAATATCATTAGTAAAAGGAAATTTAAACCGGTCCCCATACATTTCTATGTCTCCTTCTTCAAAATTATTCTTTATTGTTTCTTTAAAATTCTTATATGTTGTTGGTCTAATATAATAACCAGAATCTATTCCTAATTCTGATGGCCAGTTGGCGTAATCTAGATTATTTGGTACTGGTATTATATATTTACCAGGTTTATTGATTTTATACTCATTGAGTAAATCTATTAACTTAATCATATACTAAAAATAATTAAAAAGTAAAACAACTACTCCTCCATCTCTAAATCCTTCCTCATCAGTTACAATAACACCATCTAATTGATCATACTCATTAGGTGATAAACGATCCCACTTAGTGATAACAGCTGCTCGTTCTTCACCTTGGTAACGTGTTCTTACTTCAGTATCACCATCTCCTCTAACAACAAGCATAGGCATATCCATATTCATAGAACCATGAACATATCCTTCGTCTTTAAGGAACTTATCAGCCAAATGTATTGCTCTAAAGTCTTCAGTTGCTTTAAACTCAACAGCAAACTGTACTGGTTTCTTTATCATTGTGGCTGTATTTAGTTTGAGTTCAGGATGAGCAGATTTAATTTCAGCAGGTGTTTTACCTACTAAATCCTTTCTAATTGTTGGTCTGTCAGGATCACCTAGTTGGTTTACAACATCATCACCAAATGCTTCTTTAAGTATGTCTATTAGTTTTTTCATTTTCTTCCTGAGTGTTTGTTAAGTTGTGCTATTATTTTTTTCATATTTGGGTTATTATAATCTATTAGAAATTCACCTGGGAGAGCTGGGTTTTCAATAATATCTAAACCAAAATTAGCAGCTAGTTCTTCTAAATCATCTTCAGTAAATAGACAATAGTTGGGTTGGACATGACCTGCTGCCGTAGAGTTCCACACTGCCACAAAAAAATCATAGTCATTATTAAAATCATAATTATCTACTTCACCCCAATCTACTCCCCACCTATCACAATATTCAGTTAATTGGTAAAAACTTTTATAATCATCAGAATTTAATTTCCATGATTTAATAGGTTTATTAACCTTATATTCGTCTAATATTTCTGCTAGTTTAATCATAATTTATACCATTTGTACGTTAAATATTTTTTTTAAATCATCTATATTAGCTGTCACCATAACATAATCACCTAATGCTTCAATTTTACCATTAGCTTTATCTCTAATAACTTTGAAAACTTCAGGAGCATATTCTTCAAAAGCGTCATCTTCATCCATAAAATCACTAATATCCTCATTGAACATCACTGTATATGAAACATTATTATCACTACCTATATTACCATAATATTCTCCACTATATTCTTCATTATCAACATCTAATAAAGTTTCTCCATCATCATATATAACAAGAGTAGCTCCTGGGTATTTATTTGGGTTGTTAATTTTATATTCGTTTAATATATCTATCAGTTTGATCATATTTTAATTGTTTTTGTAGTAACAAATCCTCTTTCAGGATGTATTTCATCATATACTCTTATATCAACATACAATCCATCAAATTCAGGATTTAAAATTATTCTTTCAACATCTTCCCAACGTGTTATAGTATCATCACCTATATTTTGGTCTATTATTACCCAATACTCATATGAATTCCAAGATTGGTATTGAGTTTTTAGTTTATTTATAGCTATTCTTTCAGCGTTAGATAATGTTGTTTCAATTTCTTCTTGAGCGAATTGATCTGGTCCTTTATACCAAGATATTCTATATTTTTCTGAGTTTGGTTTGTTGATTTTGTATTCATTTAAACCATCTTTATATGGGAACTCATCTGGGGATGATGTTAAGAAAAAGCTCATTTCTGATGTAGCGAAATCTTCAATATCTTCACCTGTAGCGTTTTCAAAATCAAAGTCACTTAATCCATTTAATGTAGATTCTTCCCAACCTTCTTCATCACTCATAAAAGTTTCTACATCATCAATATATTCAGGATTAATTACTGATTCAAGATAACTATGTATTAGACCTTTATCTATAACATAGTATCGGTTTCCATCTTCATCTTTTTCTAAACTAATATACTTGTTACGTTTTGGTTTATTGATTTTGTATTCATTAATAAAGTCAGACTTAAGTAAAGTATTGTTTACTTGTTGAACAAAATCATTCTCATCAAATATTTCAATAGGATCTGTATAGTAGTCTAATGCTTTATTCATAACAAGAGGAACATATACATCAAAATAATCATCTGTATTGTTATAATAATTTAGTTCATGATCTTCTTTATTAATGTAGTTAAGTACTTTATTTCTTATATCTCCAATATCAACAGTTTCAAAATATGCTTTCCAAATAACTTTATTTATATAGCTTTTTAAGTCAGTATTATCATTAAGATAGTCTAATACATCCTCATCACTAATTGTACTTGTATTTAATGGACTAGCAATAATTTCCTTACCATCTTTTTCAAACTCATAATGGTTAACAACCATATGTTCTTTAATAAATTCAATTATAGCATCATGAGTACCATACTTTTCATCCTTAACAAATTCAACTGCTGGATTACCATTTTCATCAATATATTCTTTAACATTACTAATTATATGTCTATTAATAGCATCTTTTACTTGATTAGTAAATGCTGTAGGAATAGATTCTGATGGTTTATTGATTTTGTATTCATTAAGTGACTGGTTCTTCTTGATTAATACCATGCCAAGTAAGTACTCAAGTATTTCATCTACTGTGTTATCTTTTAAATTGCTATCATGTGTATTTTTCCAACGTTCAATATCATCCTTAGTTACTGTATTTCTTTCAAATATATTCATATTGAAATACAATATGGTTAACGCATTTAATTCGTCTGAATTAGGACCTAAATTATATTCTGCTTTTTCCCAATTAAGTTCATATGGATCCTCTGTAAAATACTTATACACCCAATCTGCTATTTTATATCCACGGTCTGGAGTGTTAACTTTATATTCATCAATGTTTTCATTAATTGTATTAACATCAGTCATTAGTATAAAATCATCAATAACAATTGCTTTTATATTACGTTCACGTAAATGCTTAACAATACGATTTAAAGTACTTTCCTTAAATGTATTTGACATTAATGAACCATCAGGATAATATCCTAAAGCATCATCATGTTGTAAACGGTATTGAGGTGATTTATCAATTCTTAACTCAACAAACTTAGTGTTGGGCATAAACTTATAACTAACATTATCATACCCATCAATGCTGATGGTTTTCTTTTCATTGTTAGTGTTAGTGATTATGTTCTCATTAATATTGCCATATGGTCGTAATTCAGACTCAGCATACCATAATGTTTTATCAAAATAGTTTTGTTTGAATAGATACCAAGGTTCATCCTTTTCTGAATACTCTTTATCAAAATATAAAGCTTGGAATATATATGAATTTTCAACAGGATTAATTTTAACAGCTGCCCAATTAGGTCTTCTATCTAATATCTCACCTACTTCTTCATCACTATATTTTTCATTTACAGTATCACCTATCTTATACTTGTAAGTAACAGGTTTGTTTACCTTATATTCATCTAATATTTCTGTTAGTTTAATCATGCTAATTTACCAGCTATTTGGTTAAAGTTAGATACTTTAGATTTATCAATATAGAAACCACATGAATCTCCATAATCTTCAACTTTATAACTGTATTTAGTTAATATTTTTTTACTTAATTCTACTTCTTTATCATAATAATCAAAAGCATCATCTATTTCTTCTGGGTCTCCACCCCCACCAAAGCTAGGGGCTAGTAAAAATATTCTTATTCCTATTATTTTTCTATTATCATCTTCATCCCAACTAACACGCCAATTAAAATATTCATATTTGTTTTCTCCAAATTTAGAAATAAGATCATCAGAAGCATACTTATTTTCTATTATCACATCTAAATCATTACTATTTGGATAAAGACTATATAACACTATTGGAGCTGGTTTATTAATATTATATTCATGAATACCAGCTAATTCTTTTAGTCTATCCACTTCTTCTTTTAATATACCAGATGCTGGTTCTCCATTAAGTGTAACTTCTCCAGCGTCATAAACACGTCTTGGTTTAGTATCATCTGAGAAGTATCCTCCACTTATGCTTTCATCATTAATAAATGATTCATCACCATCAATATTTGATTGTACTACTTTATCATTTTGATCTAACAATACCCAATCTGTATAACGTCCATCAGTTTCTGATACAGGTAATAAAGTATAATAGCTTCCTCCGGATTTAATAAAGAATGGTAAGCCATAAAGTAAAGTTAAGTATTTGTTTTCACCATTCACCTTATTGGCTAAGTCAAGTAATGTTTTTCTTTCTTGTGGAGACAATTTAGCCCATTGTTTAGCTAAAATAGGAGCGGGATCAACATCTTGATTTGGTGAGTCATAAAATGTAGCCATTTTCTCTTCATCAGGATTAAGATTTTCTCCAAATTTCCAGTTCACAAATAACTTATTATATACTGAGAATAATTGTTTTAATTTATCATTATCAATATATTTGATAGCAGATGGAGGTAAATAGTCTAAATTCTTAAGTTTTTTCTTAACAAATTCCTTAGTTGATTTTTCTCCAAAATACTTTTCAACTAATTCAAGAGAAAGAACACTAACATAAGCATCCATATATTTCTCTTTAGCAGGCTCATCTAGATACTGAATAAAGGGTAATGGTATAGGTGTTTTACTATAATCAGTATGTCTAAAACGGAATATAGCATAACGACTAGCTAATGATGGATAATCTTTTAATTCAGCATAGTTGAATTTTTGTCCACTATCAATAGCAACATTAGCTAATGTAGTAGTTCTACCTTCAAGTGATATCTTATACTTAGGTAATATGCTTAATATATCTTGTGTTAATTTATTTTTTGTAGCTTTAGCTTGAACATACATTATTTTCTCGTCTTGAGATAATTCTTTAAACTCATCAGCAGTTAAATTTTTACCTTGAGCAAATTTTCTAGCTCGTTCACTACCAGATAAAGCTACAGGTTTAAATAGTTCTTTTAAATTTTTAATTTTAGCCCAAGTATCAGGAGGAACAATTTTAGATATATCATCCCAAGTGGCTGCTTTTCTATCTCCAGCATTATCAGCGTTAGTGACTACATATGATTCACCATCAGCATTAACTTGTAGAGCCATTGCGTGATAAGGATCATCAAACCTAGAATGTTCAGGTGTTGATGTTTTACTACGGTCAAAAATAAAATAAAATGTAGGTGATGTTTCTTGGAATCGGTAGAAATCGTAGTTAGTATTTCCTGGTTGAGCTACACACCAACCGTATTTTTTTCTACTAGTTGTAGTTACTGTAGGATTATATTGTATACACTTATGTACTTCATCACACTTATAAACCTCAATATCTCCTTTACTATATATCTTATCAGCATCAGTTTCAGCTAAGTTTTCACCTTCCTCTCCAACTTTAACTTGTGTTGGAAACAAAGCATCTAGCATTTGCTCTAAACTTTGCCATCTGTAATTACGAGGATCTAAATATGAATCTTTAGCTAATAAAATAGCAGGTATAAATTTCTTAACTTCTTCCTTAGTGAATCTTTCATCTTCAGTACCATTCTCAACAGCGTACTTTAAATCTTTCTTCTTATTCATAAAACGAGCCACATATGATTGAGCGGTAGCTTTGTCTATTTGTTCTTTATCAACAAATTTCTTGATGGCTTCCTTCTTAATTTTCTCCTCGTTTTGAGGTAAAGACTTAAGTAAGTTTACCATATCATCATAAGAATACTTATTGATGTCAAGATAATTGTTATTTTGCTTTAATTCATCTGGCAGTACAACTATGTCTAGTTTCTGTGCTAGTGATGATTTCTTTTGATCAAATTGTTGGATTAATTGACGAGCAGTGTTTATTGTTGTCTTATCATTAGGGTCAATACCCCACCTAGCAATAGTATCGTTTATTGTCTTTTCTGTGTATTCTTTAAGTAAAATCTCTTGTAATATATTGGATAGTTGTGTCATATTAGTAATATATTATAAATATGTAATAAAAATGCGCCTTATTGTTAGTAAGACGCATTAATTACGATTATCTTTAGTGGTTTGAATTATGCTGGTTCGTATTCTTTACCACCAATTTTAGCGGATAAAATAGTGTTAGTACTGATTGAACGGTAACCTTCAGACTTGTCTTGCTTTTTAGCGGCGATTGGATCCCATACTGGTATCAAACCTTTAGCTACTGGGTCGTATGGTAATTCACCACCATGTAAATATTTTTTAACACCCAAGCGGCAGTTCATGATACGTTCTGTACCATCTTTCTTAATAAACTTAACAGTGAAAAATGCACCTTTAGTATCTTTAATTAACTGGATAATGTCAACTAATGGTAATTTAATTGGTCCACTAGCGGGAGTTGAAGCAGATGCTTCTTCCTCTTCGCTAAGAATTTCACTAATGATACTTTTTACTATTTGTCTTTTAATTTGCTCGCTTGCCATATTGATAAATATTATTGTTCTATTTCTGTTTCTTTAGCTGTTTTCGCTTCATAAACTCGACTAGATACAGTGTGGTACTTATGACATTCATTACATTGTAATTGAACACGTGCTGTACCTGTTGCTGTATAACGTTTTTGTGAGAAACGTAAGTCTTCAGAACCACATTCAGGACATGAATATTTTTCTCCGTTATTCAATGCACCATAATGTGTTTTATGAGCTACATAATTAGACAAACGATCGTATACTTTTTCAAGTATACCAACATCATTCTTACAATATGTTACCATTTTCTCTAATGCGTCCTTATCCTTATTTAGAACAATGTTCTTCCATAAGTCAAAACCACCAGTTTCTAATTTTTCACCCACATTCAAATACTGAGCAATGTAGTCTAAACGATTCGAGTTGAATCTGAATTTAGAACGTGCATGTTTTAGAGTATCAATTGTAGTATAAGTTGGAAAAACAGGAATGTGATGAAATATACAACGTGTTTTGATCCACGGTAAATCAAATTTATCTCCATTATGACCCACTAATTCAGTAGCGTCGTTAGCGACCTCTATGAACTTTTCTAACATTTTTTTGTCGTCTTGGTTGTTATCCCAAGTTAATGAATAAACCTTATCTTCACCTGCCCATTTATAGCAGATACAAATAATAGCTCTTTCTTTGATAATATTGCTGTACGGTACATTTAATTTGTACCCCGCAGACCAAAAAAATCCGATGTTTGGACTAGTCTCTATGTCAAAGAATAGTCTTTTCTTCTTGTTTTCTATCATAACGATATATTGGTTAGCATGAAAATAGCTGCCCTTATTTGGGCAGCCAAGCTTGTTTATTTAATCTATGTCAAGATCAATTGAATCATCATTCTTGTCTACAATAATGAAATCTTTTACTCCACTATCATTAGTCATGTAGATTCTAATATCGTTTCCGTATGCTTCGATTTTAGTAACTGTTACTTTATCTCCTTTAACAAAATTACCAATACCACTTGCTACAGTAAATGTATCTCCATCTTTAATATACGCGGCTGATACAACTTCGTTTGTTCTTTGTTTCATAACTTGTTTTATGATTTTATTTTTTATTTCCTTAATAACACTACGCCTTCTTTTTTGCTCAGCCAACGGGGCTTCTTCTTCACCTGGTAGTGCTAGACTGCCTGGAGTTCCTTCACCTTCACCAGGTGCTGGTGTTTCCGGCGCTGGTGCTGTATCACCTCCTGATGGAGGAGTTTCAGGAGCGGGTGGAGCAGATGATGTTTCAGTTCCTGCTCCTTCAATAGGTTTAGGATTGCCTATAGATAATAGATTAGCAATTTGATCAACTGCTTTTTCAAATTCACCTAAATTAAGTAAATAATAACGTTTACCAGCGGCTTTAACCTCATAAGTTTTACCCATAAACTTCATATAGAAGGATTGGTTATTATGAAGTACAACCTTAAATGTAGTTGGTTTAGGCGCTATAATATAGATACCGGTAACATAACTTCTAAAGTCAGGAGTCATTAAATCCTCAATAGTACGATTAAGTGAAGGATATGTTTGTAAGATATACTCTAAAGGATTAGACTCAAAAGTGATAAGTTCTTCTTTTGGTTCCTCAGGCGCTTCCTCAGGTGTTTCTTCTTCAGGTGCTTCTTCAGGAGCTTCTATAGGTGCTTCCTCAGGTGTCTCTTCAGGAGTAGTTTCTTCATCTGCCTCCATAAGATCCATATCTTGTCCTTTGATACGCTCTTGAACTTTTTGTATTATTGCTTTACGCAATATGTCTTTTTTATTTTGTTCCATTAGTATGTTTCTTCATTGTTTTTTTCAGTCATATACTCAGTTATACTATGTATGTAGTCTGAAGCTAATGTAATATAAGCTGATATCCAACCTGGAAGTTCAGTTCCTGGTTGTATCATTTTATAGGCTTTAGCTCCATTCATAAGCATATCTCTTAACTCACCTTTAGCCATTGTAGCTTCATGATCAGATGATGGTTGACCTAAAACATCTCCACCTTCGTTAGTTGTGGCTTTGCTAATTGCTTGACGACGTTTACGAAGATATTTATCTGTTTTATCTACTTTTCCATCATTGTTGATGTCATCAT